GTTATGATTATCATATAGACTTCGAGCAGACCTTTAGCATAGAGTCGATGTGTGATCTATATTTTCAAGTCAATAAAAAATCTCCATCAAGCAGTCTTATTGATGCAATACAAACAACAAATCAAATCAATTCTCAACCGATGGCATTGAATCATGGTTGTAGAATTGCAGCCGAGATCATCAAATTTGAACATCAGAACAACTTCACCGAACGTGATCGCAGTTGGCAACTCAACGAGATTTGTAGTTTTACAGATTCAGGAGAATGCTTAGATCCTGATAATCTGTATGATAATGTGATGTCAAAGTTATCGGTCGAATTTTATCAAGGACCGATTGCATTGTGATCCTGTATGTGAATGGCGATAGCCATACTGCTGCTGCCGAAGCAGTATGCTCAGCAGCCTTTGCTGAAGATGATGGATATCCAGAACTAGGACGAGGACCACATCCTGATAATCTGGCAGTGAGTTGGGGGCAACAGCTGGCCAACCGGTTGAATGCGGAGTTGATTTGTGACGCAGAATCTGCAGCCTCTAATGTCCGCATCGTAAGAACCACACGCGAATGGATGAAGAACTTGGTACCGTGGGAACCCGCATTGGCAGTGATCCAATGGAGCACATGGGAGCGAGAAGAATGGTGGTATAAAGATCAATACCTACAGGTGGGCAGTTCGGGCACAGACTGGGTTCCCGAAGAACTGGCGGATCAGTACAAGCGATTTGTAGTTAATGTAGATTGGACTTGGCGCCAGCAATACTGGCACGACGAGATCTGGCAACTACACTTGGATCTCGATGCAGCAAAGATTCCGCATGTGTTCTTTAACGGCAACAATTCATTTGATCGAATCCGCAATGGTGTGTGGCACCAAGAGGATTGGAACAACGCATACATCGCACCATATTCAAAATACACTTATGACCATATACTACGTGAAGCTGGATTTGATACAGTAAGACCAGATTCGTGGCATTTTGGTAAAACAGCCCATTGCTTTTGGGCGGACTTTGTGTTACAATACTGTATAGAAAACAACATATGGAATCCCGATGCGATATCTGTTGATTGACACAGCAAATACTTTTTTCCGTGCTCGACATTCGGTTTTCCGTGCTGCCGATGCGTGGGAAAAACTGGGCTATGCGTTACACATTGTGATGAGTTCTGTGAACAAGGTGAACAAGAAGTTCGCCGCGGACCATGTGGTTTTCGCACTGGAAGGTCGTTCATGGCGCAAGGACTACTACGAACCCTACAAGAAAAACCGTGCTGTGGCCCGTGCTGCACTCAGCGCAACAGAACAAGAAGAGGACAAACTGTTCTGGGAGACCTATGATAGCTTCACTAAATACTTGGCTGAAAGCACCAACTGTAGTGTCATCCAACATCCAGAAGCCGAAGCAGACGACATCATTGCTCGTTGGATCGCATTACATCCGCAGGACGAGCATTATATAATCTCATCAGATACAGATTTTGTGCAATTACTAGCGCCTAATGTGAGCCAATATAATGGCATAACCGATGAACTCCATACGGTCACAGGCATTTTTGATGCCAAGGGTCGGCGTGTGCAAGACAAAAAGACCAAGACGGACAAAGTGATTCCGGACCCAGAATGGCTGCTGTTTGAGAAGTGTATGCGCGGCGATACATCAGACAATGTGTTCAGTGCTTACCCAGGTGTGCGCGAAAAAGGCACAAAGAATAAAGTGGGTCTTCGTGAAGCATTTGAAGATCGCACCAACCGCGGCTTCAATTGGAACAATCTCATGCTGCAACGCTGGTCTGACCACAACGGTGTAGAACATCGTGTGAAAGACGACTACGAACGCAATCGTGTGTTGGTAGATCTCACAGCACAGCCCGAAGCAATCAAAGCCAAAGTAGATGGTGCTATACAAGAACAGATCAGCCACAAGGATATTGGTCAAGTGGGTGTGCGGTTCATGAAGTTCTGCGGCAAATACGAACTCACAAAGATATCTGAATCGCCGGAGCAATATGCTGCCTGGCTCAACAACACATACAAAGGAACTTTAGATGAGCATAATAGCCAAGCCCATAGTTAAAGATCAGTTCTACATCCTCACGCAGGATGACAAGAAGGTCGGCAACATCGAAGCCACAGGAGATGGTTTCGCAGTAAGGATCAACAACCAGGTCATTCCATTCAAGACCATGGCCATGATCCGCAAACAAGTTGACATTGAATTTCCAGCAGTGGGTAACAAACCCAACCGGGAGCCTGCCAGTTATCAAGTGCAAGGTTATCCGTCAGGGTCGCGAGTATACAATCCTATCTGGAATGTTCAACACAAATTGCCCTTGTTTACCAAGAACAACAAATCACGCTCGTGGTATGCTGCTGGGTGGTATCAGGTCAAACAACGACGCACTTGGAGCATAGTACAAAGCCCCAAGTTGATTACCTTGGAACGATATCCTTACCAAGGTCCTTTTTATACCAGAGAAGAAGCCAATGACAAACCCCTTCCTTGATCAATCCCGATTCATGCGAGCATGCAACCAGACCGTAGGTGGATGGAACGAACCTCAGTTCAATCTCTATACCAAACTCATACAAGAAGAAACGGATGAACTGTGGGTAGCCAATGCTGCTGCTAACCCAACAGAATGCTTGGATGCACTAATCGACATCCTCGTGGTCACAATTGGTGCTATTCACAGTCTTGGTGCGGATGGTCAGGGTGCATGGAACGAAGTCATGCGAACCAACTTTGACAAGATCGATCCCACCACTGGATTCGTGAAAAAACGCGAAGATGGCAAAGTTCTTAAACCCGAGGGATGGAAGCCTCCTGAACTCGACCAATTTATACAAACACGATGATTGAACCCTTGCGCGATGATCTCATGGTCCAGCAACAACTGGGCTCGGAAGATATTCCTTACATAGAAAAGTGGAGACACATGGTAGCAGTGATCATGCTGAACCAGACTGGCCGCAAACCTGTGAAGACCGTGTATCCATTGTTCATGCATCACTGGCCCACTCCCGGTAGTCTATTGTTCAGCACACCCGAGGCAGTGAAGGATATCATCTGGAGCCTGGGCATGAGCACAGTAAAAGAGAATCGCATACGCAGGATGACTTCGGACTATATCAATTGGGATGGCGAGGATGCCACCAAGTTGTATGGTATTGGCAAGTATGGATCTGATTCATATGAGATCTTCTTCAAACACAACTACACCGTGGATCCCACTGACAAGGAACTACGGCGTTATCTGGATGAAGAGGTCTTTGTGTGAGCATACACATCAACCGATTCATTGATTCGGTAAAGGCACACGAATCACGAGGTCAACGCGACTTCATGATGCCAATGAAGGATGCCAAAGATCTGCATGCTGACATAACCAAGATGCTGTTGGCCGTGACAGAACTACAAAACCGCCTGCTAACGGCACTGCAAGAACAAACCATAACAGTGGAACTGGGCGGCAAAGACTTCTGAAAACTACATACATTTGGGATAAATAAATGTAGGAGTATAATGAATGTCTAGGCCCAAACCATCGGTGTTGATCGAGAACACCAACAAGCAAACCTACAAAAGTGAGCAGGTGTTGGCCAGTGATGGAATCTGGGCGGTGTTCTTTGACAGCCTACCTATCAATCTCAAGACCTCCAACTTGCTCACACAATACCCCGGTCCCAAGTATAAAAAAGTTTCATTTTCAAATCCCGGACACGCAATCAATCTGGCTAGAAAACTAAACATACAATTCAGAACAGACAAGTTCTCTGTTGTATTGCTCAAGCAAGGGGAAAAGATATACCCCAATGCGCGATAAGCAGGCCATCACTCAAGCACTGATCAGGCAGTATCCTGAATCTCAGCGTCCGGGATTAGAGTGGGCAATGAAGACCTGGTGGCGGAACATGAAGCCGCATGGTGGTATGCGTTTGAGCATACATGGGTTTATGGTCATGCAACGGATGCAGGTAGAGCATTACAACTTCAACATAGACCTAGACCAAGTGCGGCCCCGGTTGTTGGTCATGCTGGATCAGAGATTGCAGGATCCTTATTACCTGCAGGTGGACAAGCGAGAACCCTGCGTAAAGTTCTATGGCAGCAAGGAAGCCTTCATGGCAAACCTCTACGGGGATCTTGAGAAGTTCTTAGAGAACTATACCGATAAATAATCCTATGCGTATACATGATGTCATAATCGAGAGCGATCAGATGCTGGATGAATTTGGCATGTTTGATCGTGGCATACGTAAGACACTGGAAAAGAAGGGTTATCAAGCCCTGGGTGCTGGTGTGGATCAAGAGGCTTATCTTGAGCCGGGTGGTCAAACTGTTTTAAAAATATTCGGCACACAAGAAAACTCTGGCAAACTCAGCCCTGATCAACGAATGTTTGT